CGGTCTGTGCGATGTACTTGATCGACGTCGTACCCTCAACTGCCGCCGTCCACACAACCTTGGTTCCGTCAGGCTTCCTGGCGATGATGTTGCGGACGGTGGTCGTCGTAATATCAACGCCACAGTCCAGAATGATCTCTGTGCCAACGTCTCCAACAAACATCGTTGTCATGCTATCACTCCAGCGTCGAGCGTGGATGCCATCTCAACACTCATGGTTAGGGGGCTACCCATTGGCAGGGTGCGGGTCAATGCTGATCCCGACACAACGGCAAGGTTTGGTGTCGATCGCATTACTGCCGTCTTCGTCACACCGGATACAAGCTCGATTCGTTCCATCTCAAAGCCTCGACATCATCGCAATGCGCTGCTCGATGCGGGACTTCAGCCTCACTAGGAAGCGCAGCGTGGTCTGAACGATTCCACCCCACGACACACCCCAGGTGTTGGTCTTCCAACTGTTTCCCCACGCGCTCATGCCGGACCCCACTCGTTGCCGCTGACGCCGGTCCCGACGATGGTCACGCCGTTGACCCTCTTGACATCGGCAGGAACGAAGCTGGCCGCGATCCTGCTCATCACCTCGTCTGCGATCTGGCCGGCGGACGGGCCGCTGCCACCAACCGCCGTCGTCGAGAAAGCCGCGCTGGTCTCACGTTCAATCTGCACGCCGGTATCCACAATCGTTCCGCTCAGATTACCAACCACACGGAAAGGGCCAGAGCCCGTGAATTTCAGCTGGTAACCGTTGATCAAATCGACCGCGTGAAAATAAGCTCCGCCGCCGATATCCACCCGTTTGTAAGAGATCACGCCAGGGTACTGCATGCCGATCGCGTCGTCCTCCAGGTCCCGGATCGAATCCTTGAACGCTGGCAGGTCCAGGATGCTGGCCGTGCTCATGACCAGCTTGTTGGTCCAATCGACCGAAATCGTCACGATTAAGTGTCCGAAGCGCGGATCGCATTGACCGACCCTCCGGCCGTGGTCACGCTGAAGGTCGTCTCAAACGGCTGGATCGGCGAACCGCCGCCGTTCCGCACCCGGACCCTTGCCGTGAAGTCCGCCGCATAGATGAACGAACCTGATGACTCCCCGGAACTTGCCGCTACCTTGTCGAGATAGGGGAACCACGTTGCCGCCGCAGAGTAGCCGCCACCCGGAACCGCTGGGGATAGGCCGGAGACCGTCACGCCACTGATGCCGGTATAACTGTGTGCATTGCCAGCGATGCGGATCACGCCAGCGCCCGTTGGGACGTCTCCGGCAGGAGCCCCGGAAAGCGTCACCGTGGTTGCCGACGCAGACCCGGTAGAGGTGATACCTGTCGTCGTGTTGAAGCCGCCTGCGCCATCGTCCTTCCCGACCAGCACATAGTCGCCGGCAACCATACTGCCAACCGAGATGCCGATTGAGATCGGCGGGCTGACTGTCGTGCCGTCGTCCGAGACAAGCTGGTAGCCCTGCAGGTCCAGCGAATTCAGTGATGCGGTGTCGACCCACCAGCCACGTGCCACAAACCACTTGCCGCCCGCGTAGGTGCCGAACGGCGCGGCCTGGTTCTCGGTATAGGCCGCGTCGAGCTTGCGGTACTGCCAACCGGCGACACCATTCAGGGTGGCATTGCTCGCCTCGGTGCAGCCCCATTGCAGCGCCTGCCAGACCTCGTTGAGTCGCGCCGTGCCGGTCCAGGAGATAATCCCCTTGTAGTTCTTGGTTACGCCGCCAAGCGTCCTACTCACCGTTCCAGGCGTCAGCGTAACGACCGTCGAAGGCGATGTGGAGGTGACCGTGTTCGTTCCACCGGTGTAGTTGCCAGTCAGCCGAGTGATATTCGCATCGGCCGCCACGGACAGCGCCGCAACCTGTTCCGAACCGGCCGAGCAGTCGACATCGAAGTGCGAGTACGCGTACCCCCACTCACGCGAGAACACCGTCACGATTCCGGCAGCAATCAGCGACCCGGACGCCTTGACCTTGAACAGCGCCTGCACAGGGCCTGCCGCCCACCACTTCGTTCCCGAGTTGTATTTGGCGCCGTTCTGAACAACATAATGGCTGCGACCAGCAAGGCCCGATCCGATGGTGTTGATGCCTGTCCAGAGGTCATTACCCGAGTTCTGCTCGATCGATCCGAACTTGAATCGCTGTGACACGGCGTTGTCGATCGTCACGCCGTTGAGCAATGTCAGTGCAGCCGGCCGCGAAGCGTTTCGCTTACCAGCAAGCTGCGACGGATTGGCCCCTAGAATGGACACGTTGTCATCCGCGGACGGCGCCGCATTGTCAGCCAGGTCTTGTAACCACGCGTGCAGTTCGAGCACCGTGTAAACGGTCGATCCACCAACGTTGGTGATCGCCCCTCCCCCGCTGATGGCGAAATCTGTCGATGTGATTGTCATACCCTACCTCATTCGTCCGGTATCTGTGAAACGAAAACGCTCTGTGCGCCGACAACCGCCGTCGCCTGTGTCTCATACGGCTGATAGGTCGGCGACCCACTGGCGCTGCGCACCTTAATCAGCAAGTCGTTGCTTGGGTTCCCGGGCGCATACACCGAGAGTGGTACGACCACCGACGAAGCTGCGGCAAGGTCGTCATAAAACGGCGAACCGCCGGCAACCGGGGAGATATTCACCCGCGACCCAACAACGACGTTCGTAAGCGTCAACGTGAAGGTGCCGATCGGGTCTGTAGCCAGCCTAGCGGCAGACAGGAATCCCCCCGCCGAACTGTATTGGCGCCCGCGCAGGGTCGGCAGCGCCGCGATGTCCAGCGCTCCTGCGATCTGCCCGAACGACGGGAACATGCTCATGTCAGCGACCACTCCGGGTCGACAAACAAAATGTTCGTCACCGACGCAGACTGGCATCCCATGTTGAACACCATCGACAACTCGGTCAGCGTCTTGACGTTTGGCAGCGATACGCTGATTTCGTAGGGCGTGTAGTAGTGCGTCACGTCGAGGTCATAAACGATACCGTTGGCGCCGTATGTCGTTCCGATCCACTCTGTGTTGACGCCAACGGTCAGTGCTGCTGGAGTAGCGGTAAGCCCGGCCCAGGTCGACACGACACCCAGCGTGCCATCAGTTTTGACGTACGAAACAACTACCCACATCTCGGAGTTGTCCGGGGCGCGCGGACCTCCAGGCAGTGCGGCCCGGATGTTGTCATCGACCAGGAGTCGCAGCTTGGCGGTACGCGTACCATCCGCCAGTGAGTTGTGCTTGGCGAGCCGAGGGAAAACAACCGGCCTGTTCTTGGTGATGTTTCCAACCTCCGCTGTCACTGCGTACCGCAGTGAGAAGTTCGTCGTGCCGTCTGGCAGTGTTGATGCCGACGTGCGCGGGGCCGCTGACTCAATCCAGGACACGCTTTTTCTCGCCGTCTCATAGACGAAATACCGAGGTCCAAGCACAGACTGGACCGATATCGACGTCAGGATGTCGAAGAAGCTCTGTGCTGACTCGGCGATCCCGAGCACCCCACCTGTAGCGGTACCGCCTGACAGCCGGATGTTTGTGTATGAGCAATCAGTCAGCGAGAACATCGAGGCGATGCCGGCTCGCTGGAATCCAGACTGGTTTGCACTCGCGGGGAACCCGAGCCAGCGAACATTTTTGCACTCGAATCGACCGTTCCAGCCGTTGACCATGTTGATCATGGCATCCGTTGCCGGAGTGGTCAGCCCGGTGTGGTCCATCAGGCAGTTCGTGACCAGGAACCCGCCACGCGATGAAGACGACGACGAGAAGAACAGCGACTGAGTGCCTTGCGTCTTGAATACAAGATCGTTAAAGACACCCTTCGGGTCGTCCGACGGGTAGTTCGTATACGTCGGGCAATAGAGCTTCACGTATGAGTGAGTCGAGTTCTGGTTCGAGAGCGTGGCGCCGCCAGACCCCGAGAACTCCACCCCGTGAACCTCGATCGCGTTGTTCGGCGCATTATTGTACGCGCCGAACTGCAACTGATACGTCGATGTAACCGGCGTCCCGGTGATCTCCATGCGCCAGTTGCACGACGTGTCGCTGAGTCGCGTGCCGGCCCAGATTTGCTTGATACCTGTCGTGCTGGGCATCGTGAGCGTACGCGATACAGACGACGCCCCGTTCATCGTCATGATCAGAACACCTGCGTCCCCTGACCACTTCACGCCGTTATCGGCAATGAAGAACAGTGGGGCAGCGTAAGACCCGAGAGAACGAGTCGTCATCGTGAACGTGCTCGCAGGCAGCGTGATCGTGACGTTCACGCCACTCCGTTTGGTGCGGATGTGGATTTTGTCACCGTCAGCAAGAGCACCCATGACCGTGGCTGTCATGGCCCCGTAAGTGCCCTGCGTCGTGCCAATCGTCGCGCTCACAACCGCCGCCAGTGCTGCCACCGTGAACAGATAGGAGAACGGCCCTGAGACGCCTCCGCTGAACTGTGCCGTCGCCGGTGGCGAGGTCCATCCAGTACCGACCGCCATCGCGCAGGCCGCGTTGTTGGCGTAGTTCAGAGCGACCGACGCGATGCGCGAATACACCGTCAGCGTCGCGCCGCTCGATGTGGCCCAGACCAGCGCCTTCAGGTAGACATTGCCGCAGTTACCGTTCGGTGATGTGGTTGTAGCCGTGCTCGCGTTGATCGCCGTGGCAATGGCCGACGCCAGGCCGGAACCTGAGTTGGTCAGGCCAGTAATTGTCGCGCCCATCACCGTCATGGTCCCGGACGACGCCGATGCGCTGGTCAGGTCCCATGTGGCACTCGACACGGCAGGCGTCGCTCCCGTCCCCGTGACCGTACCATCGCCATCCTGCGGCAGCGACGCCGCACTGGCCGGCGTGCTCATGTACGCCGTTGGGTAGAGCGTCGTGTTCTGGTGATCGCAGTAGAAATCAGCCATTCAGAATCTCCGCCGCGCGCCCGGCGCCAAGGATGCCGCCCTGCTCCATCATGTGCAGGGCATTGCTCGTGTCAGGGTCGTCCAGATGGACAATTTCTGCGTGATACATCAGGTCGAGATAGTCGGCGATCAGCGCGTTCTGTGCAGCTGCCATGCGGATTGTGACTCGCTCTGTCGGCGTAAGCAGGCGCATGAATTCGAGCACGGCAAGATCGCGCCGCCCACCGTACATGGTCGGTGGCGAACTCGGTTCAGCCGGCAACTCAGGCAGCGCCACGTGGTCGTGCGTGGCGAACTCCATGCCATGCCACTCGACCGGCGATTCAGCCGAGTACCTGTAGACCTCTTGGCCTGTGGCCTTGAGCGTGACGACGTAGGTACTCACACGTAGGCCTTCACGACGTTCATGAGCGCATCCACCCTATTCTTCCAACCCTTCCTGAACACTTCCTGGGTTGGGTCATTGTCAATGATCTGTTCATAGAATGCCGAACGGATATCCATGTAGTGCTGCGCGGTCCCGCGTTTACCGTTTTCGTTTGTGTAATTGGCCAGCGAGGTCAAGGTCCTCGGGCCAATCCTGCCGTCCTGCTCCGCCCCGACAACCTGCTGCAACCACCGGGACGCCCGTCCCGGTCCATGCTGCACCGCAGAATCAAACACCACTAGGTCCAGTGGGCACCAGAGAAGCCGGCACTTGGCAGGCTCCCAGTATTCACCTTGGTAAATCCCGCGCACCTCGGACATGTCAATCTCTCTCACACTGCACAAAGTCAGGCCCCGCCTGGTGCGCCATGCGTCATACGTTTTCTGTGTGATGCCGTAGTTCGTAAGCCCGCCCCGGTCCGCCTTGTGCTTCGACACCCTGCCCTCGCGAAGCAACACGAACTCCAGACAGTCACGGAACCGGTCAATCATTTCCCCACCACCGGAGTATGGACCCAGGTCATGAACGCCTCCTTGAGGATGAAGCCGAGCAGGCCCAAAGCGCCAATAGCCGCCCAGATCAGGCTCGACTCCGCGATCTTCTTCATCATCTCGGTCCTGGCCCGCCCCCTGTCAATCTGCGCGTCAACCCACGCAGCCCGTGCTGCAATCTCCTTCGGGTTTCCGTGCGCCGCCATCACAACTTCCTCCTTCTCGACATGCGAGATGAGGACCGCCGACATGGCGTTCATTCCGTGCAGGAGCAGGCGATCAACATGCGCGCCGCCCTGGTTTATGAACATGTCCACTTCCTCATCGGAGTAGACCTTCAGTTTGGGGCTCGTCATGCTACACTCTCAACGGCACGGAGTCTGGCTTTCTTGTTCTGTCCGCGACCGGTCGCAGGCGTGGCCGGCTTCAGTTTCTGGTTCAGGGCACTGCCGTCATTCGACGGCGCGGCAGGCCCGCCTGCGGCTGGGGCGCCCTGCTTGAACATCGTCCCGCTCAATGGCTTCATCCCTGGAGGTGGCAATTTACCGGTCAGCGCCAGGCTCGCCTCGTCGTCGGTGATCAGGCCAAGCGACAACTGCTCAAGAACCATCATCTGCTGCGTCTGCCTGAAAGCGGCAAGCTCGGCGTCTGGCCGGAGGTCGATGGGGGAAAACCGAAACTGGACCGTGACATCCTGCCCGAACAGTCGCACCGACAAGGTCAGTGCCCGTGACCAGAACTCCTCAATCGGAGCCTTTACCGCTCCGGTACAGGACTTCATGAACAGCATGATCTCGCTCGACGCGATATTCGAGCTGCCGCTGGCATAGCCCAGGACCGTGCCGTTGGTCTTCGATCCGGTGCTCAGGCGCGCGTTCGACATCTCCTGCAGCACGGTGTATTCGTTGGCCAGGCCCGCGTTGCCCGGAGTCTCAATCTCGAACTCCAGGCTCGACAGATAGACCAGCACGTCTTCCGGGCGCAGCGAATTGACCTTGTTCTCGATCTGGGAGATGATCGCGTTCAACTCCCGGGTCGCCACTTCCGGGTCACCCTGAGCTTCCTGACTCAGATACTTCCGCAGCGTCTCCTCATCGATCTTCACCTTCTGTCTCGGGTGAATGACCTTGCCCACAATCCGGGTTATGTCGTTGGCAAACTGCTCGCTGTAGATCACCGGCTTGATCGCGCTCTCGATCGGGCTGCTCGAGTAGGGATCAAGCAGGCTCTGGTCAAGTGCCACGTAAATGAAGGTCGGTGAATCCAACTGTATCTTCTCTGATCCGATGACCTGCCACGGCACCAGCGTCTTGTCAGGCGCCGCAATGAACTTGATCTGGGTCGTGCTGATTGGCTGAATACGCTTCGGCAGCCTGTCCTTGCCCAGGACCACCTCGCCGCAACATGACCCCTCGATGATCAACTCCTTGGCCAGCGACTCGGATGTGGCCCGCACCGACTGTGGCCCCGTAAACCCGTCCGTGGCGTAGTCCGGGAGCAGGTTGAAGCGCGTCAGGATTTGCTGCACCAACTGCGTGGCATCGCGATTGAACGTGCCGTCCGGGTTGATCGCCACCGCGGTATAGTCCTGCGGAACGCCAAGACGGATGTATGACCACACCGCCGCCGACAGATCGGGCGAACTGGCGACAAAGTTGCGGATAATAGCCCGCGTATTGAGCCCGTTGCGGAGCGTGGTCGTGTCCGTGCTCGCCAGACGGCGATCCGCCTCGGGCAGGAACGAGTCAGACGGTTTGGTCGTCGTGAGATAGCTCGGGAACGTGGCCGAGCCCGGTTTCACCTTCGGAGGCGCGACCGGGGGCAGCTGCGCGGCTGCGTCCAACTCCAGGAAGTCGTTCAGGCTGTTGAGGCTGTCAAACATGCAGGGTCCCTATGTTCCCTACATCATACCCTATCGACAATCAACACACAATAGCGTATGACTATTGCAGCCTACACTACACACGCAGTATCAAACTGGCGGGTTCCGGCGCCTTAGTAAATGTGCTCACCAGTGGCAGCGACCCACCGCCCGCACCCGAGAACGTCCCGACGATGTGCTTGGCAATGAACGCATACGACAGCGCGAACCAGAAGTGGTCATTGCCGGCCTCGGACTTCAACCACCTGAACTCGACCACCTGCGTCTTCATGTTCCAGTCCTTGACCCGGCGCATGTCAGTGCAGTGCTCCACGAACTCGGTATCCCGATGACACGACAACTTCGAGAACTGGCCCGAGCGAATGTACGCCATCAACGCATCGAACGTCCTGTCACGCGCCACATTGACCTGCCTGATCAACTGGTCCCCGGACGAACTGTCCTCATCCTGCTTCTTGATCGAGAACAACTGCGTGCCCCGGGTCTGGGTATAGACCGACGCCCACAAGTTCATGTCGACCGCTTGCAGGGCCAGGACCGTGTCCGTGTAGGGAAGCGAGTCAATGACCGAGACCCGAACCCTGTACTTGATCCGCAACCCCGTATAGACCTCCCGCAGGCGCATCAACGGCACGTCGAGTATCTCCACAACCTGCGACGCCCCGTCCGTAAAGCATGCCAGCACGACAATGTGACAGGTCTTGCCCAGGTCCACGCCCATGACATGGGAAAAGGCCCCGACCAGGCGACTGTCGATCGTCACCCCCTTGATCTCATCCGGTGACAGCACGCTCTCCTGTGAGAAGAACGGCAACCCCAGGTTGAAGTTCACAAAGTCGCCCACGTTCGTGTACTTGGTGGATGACTCCACCAGATACCCAGGAGTAATATACCTTGGCACATCGAATGGCGAGACCTGGATGCCATCCGCTTCGTGGTTCTCGTCCGGGTTCTCGCAAACCCACTCCCGATGCGCGTGCTCCAGGCTCGGTGTCTTGCCACAACTTGGGCACTCGACGTGCGCTTCCTTCCAGCGCAGGTCGTGGATATTTTTCTTGTTGACCGAGAGCAACTCCCCGGTGTAGCCCGGTATTTTCACATGCTCATAATAGTTGGGAACGAACCAGTGATTGCAGTGGTTGCACTTGACGAAGTTAAAGTGCCGCCTGGAACTGGTGAACTCCGCGTCAATCCCCCGCCCTGGTAGCGTGGGCGTCGACAACTTCATCCGCATTTTGTGCGGCGAGTTCGTAAGTCTGGAGTGGTACTGGCCCACTACAAAAGCATCGCTGAAATCTAACTCATCGTTAACGATGTAATCTGCCGGTATGGAAATAGGAGCGTTCGATGACGCCGCCCCCTTCATGTACAGGTACGACCCATTAGACAACTCTTTGACTTCTACACTGTCTAGNNCCGACAGCATGTTCTTCAGGTACGGCGACTCCCGGATCACGGGCGCGACCCGAGTCTGCATCAGGATCTTGGCCGGGGTCGCGGTCGGCAGCGTGTAGATCGTCGTGAAACCGGTCAGCATTCCGCACAAGCCCAGGGCGCGGCGTACCGCGACCTCGCTGATCCCGATCTGCGAGCATTTCCTGATGACCATCTCGCGGGCCTTGCTGTCGAGTATCCGTTTCTGATACTCGCGCCCAGCGTAGCTATAATGCTTGCCCCTGATAAATGTGTTGTCAGAAATCCAGCGCGAGATTTCCTCAATGGCCGTGGCCTGTGACGCGCCCGCCTTCAGTCGAGCCAGATGACTCGACCACAACTCCTTGTTGCTCATGTGCCGCCCTTGTTATTATTTTTATTGGCGCAGGCCGGTCAAGCTATCCCGGCCTTCCTTGCTCTCGCCTCGTACTCTTCAAAGAACTCTGCCTTGAACGCCTCGGGCTGCACCTTGATCGTTTCAATCAGCACCCCTTCTATCAACTTCAACTTCTCGTCCCTGCGCAGGTCCTGCTGCAATTTCACAAGCTGGCCCAGGGTCGCCACTAGCGAGTTGGCCACCTGCGCCTTCTGGTTAGGGGCCACCTCCGGGTCCTTGCAGATTTCCCCGTACAAGGTCTTGGTCTTGCGAAACTGATGGACCAACTCCGCTTCCAGGTCCAGGTCGTCGATGGAGTCTGGTGGCAGTAGTTCATTGGCACTGTCCCTGAGTGTCCTGATGTCATCCTCGTCAAGATCCTCAAGGCTAGGTTTCGGGCTCAACCCGCCGCGGAGCAGGGTGCTGGCCGCGGCCATCTTCTCTTTATTGATCATTTCAACTTCCTCTGTCTATCCATGGATGCAATCAGAAGCTCGGCCAGGGCCGTTTGATGCGCAATTGGCAACCCCATGACCTCTTCATAGGTCAGGTCCAGCACCCGCAGGTCCCCTGTGAACAAGGCGCTCAGAATCTTCGGGTCCGCCCCTCTGCTCAGTGCAATGTTCTCCAAAGACTCCTCATCCAGCAAGGAGCCTATCAGCAGGCGCCTTAGCGGCTGGTTTCTCCAGTTTTGCAACATTTCTGGGTATTTTGGGTTCTTTTTGAGGTAAAAACGGCTTGTTTCTGCGAAATTGAACCACTTTTGGCTGTAATGTGGCATGTTTTCCTCAATTTCCACAGCCAAAGCACTGCGAAAACTATGTGGCCAATGTGCAAGCTCGTTCATTTTGACCGGTGACAGGCTCTCGATCGTCCGAAACAGGGTGCGTTCGGAGATGTTACTGGCTTCAGCCGCCTCCTTGACTGTCATCCGCCCCTTTATGCACGCCAGCGCAAGCTCCCTGTTCGCTGCTTTTCGCTTGTTTATCGTCGGCAGCGGGCGCACCCGCTTGAGCTTGCCCGGGGCGTAGCCGTATTTGCGCCGAATGCCGTGCAGCGTGTACTTCTGCACCTTCAAGCGCGCCATTGCGTCCGTGAGCGTGATCCTGCCCTGGTCAAGCTGCTCGAGCGTCGTGTACAAGGTCGGGAGTTCGTCTCCCCAATGGATCATGATCAACTTCAAGCTGATCTCCGAGGAGTTGGTCTGGGCCGCGGCCTGGGCCAGGGTCATCTTCTCCTGGAACACCTGCATCAAGGTCTCAAGCACCTTGCGCGGCTTCAAGGTCAAGGTGATGGCGTTGGACTCATCGCTGCCCGTGAGCGGGAGCAGGTCCCTGATCTCGACATCGTAGAAGTTCGCCACCCTGACTATGTGCGCGCCAGGGATGCGGTTCACCTTGATCCATCGGTAAATGGCGCTGTTCGAGAGCTTCAGGTGACTTGCCAGGGCAGTGACTGAGGTGACCAGCGTTCTCACGCTGGTCAGATCGGGCTGATTCATGGGTGCTACCTCTGCAGGTCTTAGGTTCCTGCAGAGTGTAGTGGGTATTGCTTTAAGTTGTCAAGTGTGCTTGGTGTATGTAGTGTCAGTGCCTGCTTCCGTTGTCCTCTGTGGTGCAAGGCTTCAGGCCCGCATCCTTGGTCCGTCTTGCAGGCTGCTCCTCCTGCTTTGCGACCAATGCCTCCTGCCTTGTGGTTAGCGCCTCCTGCCTCGACTGCAATGCCTCCTTGCGCTCCATCAGGTCCAGGAAACTCCTGAGAGCCTCCCTTACGGTCCTGTCCAGTGCCACCCCCAACGTCTGCACCAACTCTCTCACTGCCATCTCCTGTTCGTGTGGTACCACATAAGTAGCGTTGTCGACCGGCTCATCACTTCCCTCTGGTACAAACTCCCCGCTTATAAACCTGCTCAACGCCTGCCTTGCCAGTTCCGACCTCGACACCCCTAGCTTGACCGCCAACTGCTCCAGTCTGATGCGATCGGCCGCGTACACTCTAGTTCTCATCGCTTTGGCTCCTATATGATAGTTGTGGTGATGGGTGTTGGTTGTGCTGTAGTGCACACTTAGTATAGATCATTGGTTGAGTTGTTGGTTTGGTCATTAGTTGGGAAAGTTTGGAAAAATATTTCTGGCGAAAAGGGGAGTTGGACCGCCCTGGCCCACGCCGGGGGCCAGAATAGCTATGGCGTCTAGGCGGTCGATCAGATTGGCGCCCCGAGCTGCGCCCCGAGC